AGTACATCCGGCTATAATTCTTTTGTTCTGAACAGTGCCGCCCTTGCAGATATAGCTTCTTTAGATGCTTTTGCAGTCGCCATTGTGCAATACGACAACGACTATCTAAATGTAGCACCATCCGAAGTTAACTTGAACTCTGGTATGTATTTTAATGAAGGTGGTAGTGGAACTGCACCAACTTTAGAAATTGTTTATGGAAATTCAATTAATGATGTGGCAGCGGGTGATCTTGGCGATGTTATGGATGTCGACGAACAACTAGCCAATGTATCGGATGCATAATGGAAAAAGACTGGGATTACATAGCTAGGCTTGAAAAGGCCATTAAACAAAAATATGGTGACGATGCAGTTCAGAACCCTTCTAAATTTTGGGATGAAGAAAAAGAAAAAGAGTATATTGAACAACTCAAGGAACTGGCAAAAAAGCAAATTGATGTTGATGATCGATCAGAGAAGATAGAAATTGATGGTTTTTTAGTTAATAAAAAACTAGTTAATAAGGATAATAAAAATAATTGTCCTATTTGCGGAACTAAAGTTAAATTAAGAGATGAGAGGATCTATTTACTGAGATGGCAATGTTGCAAAACATGCTACGCACAATACGTTGAATTTAATTGGGAACGCTGGACAGAAGGATGGAGACCAGAAAATGTCGAAAAAAACACTTGATGTAGTTAGAGGAATCGCCCAAGCTGCGGCAAACGCATACGACGGCGCCCTAGATGAAAAAGGCGAGCCAATTGAAATTGGCCTTAAAAGAGAAGTCGGCCATATGGTCAAAGACTCCAGAACAATGGATGGATTTAAGGTAAGACTTGATGGTAACCATTTGGTTGTTTCTTATCAGGCCGAGATTAAACTTAAAGATGTCTATGCAACAAAGTTTGAAGATGAAATTGAGCAAACCATGGCTGACATAGCTAGCTTTTTGAAGAAAGAATACAAAAAGATAACTGGCAATGCTCTTTCCTTGACCCCTGTTGGGGATGCTGATTCTCTAGTGCAATCTACCAGCCGCGTCCGAGTTTTCGTTACCTCTCAAAAGCTTTATAAAGTTGGCAACCTGGAAGATACTGTTGATAAACTTGGCGGAAGTGACGAAAAGTTTGATGTTGACGTCGCAGATAAAAGATTTAAAGCTTTCGAAAAGTTTTTGGATACCGGCGGTTGGAAGAAGGCAAAACCAAAAGGCCAGCCTGTGTATCAGGGCGATGGCAAAGTTAAAGCAAGGAAAGATATTCATAGTCCTTATAAGGCGGAATAATGCCCTACCAGCCATCTAAAGAAGAGATTCTTAAAGAGATTGTTAGGTCTGGTAAGAATCCGGCATATTTTATAAATAATTATGCTAAGATTTCTCACCCCCAAGAGGGCTTGATAGCGTTTAATACTTATGATTTTCAGACGCAATTAATTGAGGACTTTCGAAGTCACCGCTTTAATGTTATACTTAAGGCCCGACAGTTGGGGATTTCAACAATTACTGCAGCTTATATAGCATGGTTAATGCTCTTCCATCGCGATAAAAATGTTTTGGTGATTGCAACGAAGTTTAGCACCGCTGCAAATTTAGTCAAAAAGGTAAAAAACATCCACAAATATCTGCCAAAATGGATGAAAATCGCGGAGATATCAATTGACAACAGAACCTCATTTGAGTTATCAAATGGATCTCAAATTAAAGCCTCTTCAACCAGTGGAGACGCCGGCCGTTCAGAAGCACTTTCACTGCTTGTTATAGACGAGGCTGCACACGTCGAAGGCCTGGATGAATTATGGACCGGTTTATATCCTACACTTTCAACTGGGGGCCGCTGTATCGCCCTGTCCACGCCTAACGGTGTTGGCAACTGGTTCCATCAAACCTGCATTGACGCTCAATCACAAAATAATGATTTTTTCCCAACGGTGCTGACCTGGGACGTCCACCCTGACCGCGATAAAGAGTGGTTTGATAAAGAGACTCGCAATATGTCGCGCCGACAGATTGCACAAGAGTTAGAATGCAACTTTAATATGTCCGGTGAGACTGTTTTCCACTCAGACGACATGAGCAAGATTGAACTGGCCCTACAAGAGCCAAAGTATAGGACAGGCTTTGATCGCAATTTTTGGATCTGGGAAGAATATAATCCAGAGTTCACCTACCTGTTATCTGCAGACGTGGCTAGAGGTGACGGAAAAGACTATTCGTCATTCCATATATTTAAAATTGAAACGATGGAAATCATCGGGGAATATATGGGTAAAGCAACCCCAGATTTATTCGCCAACATGTTAAATGAAGTGGGAAAAGAGTATGGAGATTGCATGGTTGCGGTAGAAAACAACTCTGTAGGTTGGGCAGTACTTGACAAAATGAACGAAATAGGTTATCCTAATATATATTGTTCTTATAAATCTTCTCATGAATATGTTGATCCGCTGACAGCCGAAACAAAATCAAATACAGTATTAGGTTTTTCAACGACATCAAAGACCCGGCCTCTTATTGTGGCAAAAATGGAAGAATTCATTAGAAATAAACTAATTACAATATACTCTAAAAGGCTATTTAATGAAATGAAGACTTTCGTTTGGCAGGCTGGACGGCCACAAGCTATGAAAAAATATAATGATGATTTGATTATGGCATGTGCAATCGGTTGCTGGGTCAAAGATATGGCCTTCTCTGTGAATCAGAGGGAAATTGAATATAAAAAAGCATTTTTGAATTGTATGACAAAAAGCGACACTAAAATGACTACTGCTATACCTGGCATGCACGGTTACAAAAATACTACTAAAACTAACAATGATATTAAAAAATACCAAGATCATATGTGGCTTATTAAGGGATAAAAATGGCTGATAGAACGAAAAATCCGAGAAACTCTCAAAATCAACTTTTTAAGAAGCTGACCAAGCTTCTTTCAGGACCTTTAAGTAATTATAGGGCCCAGCAGCCTCGCCGCTTGCGAAGAAGGCAGTTAGACAATTATCAATTTAAGTTTAAATCAGCTAGCGGCCAGCAGTTTAAAAAATCAGAGTATGGTTCATACACATCTTTAAACTCAGAGTTTTATCAAAATCAAAACAGATATGATAGATATGTTGATTTTGATCAGATGGAATACACACCAGAAATTGCCAGCGCGATTGATATATATGCTGATGAAATAACTACCTCTTCTGAGCTTAACCCTCTTTTAAATATCAGGTGCCACGATCACGAAATTAAAAATGAAATTAATTACTTATTTGAAAGCATATTAAATCTTGAATCTAATATATTTGGCTGGGCCCGTTCCATGGTCAAATATGGCGACTTCTTTCTTTATTTAGATATAGAAGAGAGAGAGGGCGTAAAGTATGTGATTGGCCTACCCTCCAATGAGATAGAGCGACTAGAGGGAGAAGATCAGACAAACCCAAACTATGTTCAGTTTCAATGGAATTCGGCCGGCTTGACTCTTGAGAACTGGCAGGTAGCTCACTTTAGGATATTGGGCAACGATAAATATGCTCCATATGGCACGTCAGTTTTGGAACCGGCCCGTCGAATCTGGCGCCAGTTAACCTTGCTGGAAGATGCGGTAATGGCGTATCGTATTGTTCGCTCGCCTGAGCGTAGAGTCTTTTACGTGGATGTGGGCAACGTTCCACCAACTGAGATAGAGCAATACATGCAAAAGATTGTGACTCAAATGAAAAGAAACCAGGTTGTTGATGTAAACAGCGGCCGAGTTGATTTGAGATATAACCCACTTAGTATTGAAGAAGATTATTTTATTCCTGTACGTGGCGGAACAACTGGAACAAAAATTGATACACTTTCTGGCGGTAGCTATACTGGCGACATCGAGGATGTCAAGTACCTAAGAGACAAGCTATTCGCTGCACTGAAGATCCCGGCCTCTTATCTCTCTAGAGGTGACGGCGCCGAAGAGGATAAAACAACATTAGCGCAAAAAGATATTAGATTTGCAAGAACAGTGCAAAGAATTCAGAGATCAATTATTTCTGAATTACACAAGATAGCAGTTGTTCACTTGTTTACAAAGGGGTATAGAGGGAAAGACCTGTTGTGCTTCAAGTTGGCACTAAATAACCCCTCTAAATTAGCTCAGTTACAAGAACTTGAATACTGGAAAACAAAGTTTGATACTGCAGCCGCTGCAACGGAGAACTACTTCAGTCGAAGATGGATAGGTGAACACCTATTTAATCTGTCAGAAGATGAAATGCTTAGAATGCAGAGAGAGATGTACTTTGATAGAAAATTCAACGCCTCTCTTGAAAGGGTTGCCGAGGAGGAGGCCCAGGGTGGTGGCCTCGGCGGCGACATGGACCTTGAGGGTGATGAGCTAGGGGGCGAGGAACTGGGCGACGAGGAACTAGGTGATGAGGAATTGGGTGACGAAGAGATGCCTGATGAAGAGGAAACACTATTGGCAACGCCAGGGAAGAGAGACCCCAAGGGCCGCCCATATAATTCACCGACTCCAGGCGATAAAGGCAAAAAATATGTTTCGGCTAAACATACGGGAGGCGACCGGAGACCTCATGGTGCTTATGTTCGCCATTTGAGCAGTTTATCCGCCGGCGAAACGGCAAAAAGTACACCGCGCTCCTACCTGAAAGGATATGTTGACGGGATAAGAAAACCGTTTGATAGTCTTAAAGTTGGAATTTCGGAAGATTTGGACTCTACTTATAAAGAGGAAGAAGAATCAATTTTTGAAGTGAACAATCAAATAAAGGGTTTGATTACCTTGTTGGAGTCCAAAGATAACAATGAAACACAGGCATAATAAAAAAAGAAATACGGCTTTAATCTATGAAGTCCTCATAAAAGAATTGACTAAATCTATCGTTTCCGAAGATTTAGATAGAAAGAAGGTCGTTATGTCAATTCTTAAACAAAATTATAATAAAAATACATCTCTCTACAAGGAGCTAGAGATTTACAAATCCTTGAACAAAGGAGGAGAGATTAACAGGGACATAGCTGAAAAGATCCTCAAAGAAGCTAAGTCACAATATAATGATTTAGACCATGAGCAGGTATTCAAAGAGCAAACAAAAGTTGTTAATATGATGAATAAGTTTTTGGGAAAAGATATCTTTAACAACTTCATTCCTTCTTATCGCGGCCTGGCCACAATCTATCAAATTTTCAATTCTAGTATGTCTCCCAAGAAGAGGGTGATATTTGAACAGAAAATTATTGACCATATTTCTGGTGTTGAAGAGGCGGCGATAAAAGAAATTAAAGCAATTGATAAGTTGACCTTCAATACTTTTTTAAGTAGTTTTAATTCATCTTATGGTGAGACCCTTCTCAGCGAACAAAAGAAGTTGTTGAATACATATATTACATCATTTGCAGATAACGGTCTTGAAATGAAAATTTATCTGAACGAAGAGTTGGGGCGCTTAAAAGAGGAGGTATCAAATTACCTTAAAGAGTCCACTGGTGCAGGTAAAACCAAGATTGAGCAGGTGTTAGGCCTGTTGGACAGCTTCAGCCAAAAGCCTATGGATTCTTCGATAATACAAAATGTTCTAAAAGTACAGCAGCTAGTGCATGAGATTAAAAACTAATGGCTATTAAAATAAAAATAGAAAAGCCGACAGGCACCACAGAAGCGCCAGCCCCGCAAGTTGTGGAGGCTAGCGTTGAATTAAAGGCTAGGCGCTCTCTGTCTGGTGATATTATGATCTTCGACCACAGAGACATTGATATTGTTTTAATGACTGAAAAAAAGAAAGTAGTTGCCTTTGCAAAAGAATTCTTTGGAGAGCACGTCTACGAAGCCCAAGACAGATTGTTCAAGTTTTTAGCTAGAAAGGGCATAATATCACAAGAGTCCGTCCAGGGCGGTAATATATTCTACTCAATGGAAGCGTCCATACAAGAAACTAAAGATTACGATATAGTGCAAAATACGCTGTTTACTATCGGGAAATTTATAGACACCGAGAAACCCATTATGGCATATGACCAAGCCTTCGAGGACGAAGAAGAGAAGAGACTGTCAGAGCCCCCGCCAGGCGAATATACAGAATTCGATCCTGAGCTTCACGCCGCCGAAAAGGGTTCAATCAAGCCAAAGATGCAACCCTATGGCGTTTCGTCTTTTTATAGAATTTAATGAGGTTTATGTGGGTTTGATATATTTTATTTTGGCTGCCTACGGGATGACCTTTATTCTTCTATATGGTTCTATATTTGATGCCATCCGGCCTACGACAGGACAATTTGGTAAATTATTTAGCTGTCCGTTGTGTTTGGGCTTCTGGGTGGGTGCTTTTTTGTGGAGTATTAATGGGTTTACAGAACTATTTAGCTTTGAGTACAAAATCACAAATGCGTTCTTATGCGGATGCATTTCAGCCGGCACGAGTTATTTTATTACAATGTTATTAGACGATTTTGGTTTAAAAATTAATAGAAGAGGGGGTGACTTATGAAACGACTTAACATTCCATATGTTCGTCGTTGCTGCAACGGTAGCATAGTCACGCGGGGGCGAGCCCCGCGGTAGGAGTTAATATGAAATCTAAGAGTAAGGTCTCCACTTATGTTTGGGGAATCAAAAACATAAAAAAAATTGGCAATAAGGCGCCACCGAAGATTGGAACTGGTTTTTTCAATTCTTCAAAAAAGAGATAAACTATGGAAAAACAATTACTTACAGAATATTTTGAGTTATGTCCTGAAGGTCGCTGCCCTGTGGACCGCTTGACTGAATCGGAAAGAAAGAATATTTCTAATGGTGGTGTTTATCTGGTCGGCATATGTCAGAAGGCTGGCACTAAAAATGGCAACGGCCGCGTTTATCGCAAGGAAACTCTTCAAAGAGAGCTTGAAAGGTATCAAAATGCCATTGGCGAACGCCGCTCTTTGGGCGAGCTTGATCATCCCGATGATTCTGTTATCAACCTAAAGAATGCCAGCCACCTCGTAACAAAGATGTGGTGGCAAGGTGATAACGTAATGGGCAAGATTGAAGTCTTGGACACGCCGTCAGGAAAGATTTTAAAATCTCTGGTTAAGTCTGGCATCAAACTTGGTATCTCCTCACGAGGTCTTGGATCGGTTAAAGAGGAAAATGGAACGACTATGGTTGAGGACGACTTTCAGTTAATA